CTCTCATATAATGAGGGCATACTTGTCTTCTCATCCTTCTGCAGCAGCAGGATTGACTAGAAGCGATCAGGCATGGTTATACCTATACGAGATCGCTAAGACTCGCGAACATTTCTCTGAAAGTTTCGCATGCCTATCCTCTGATTTAACAGCATCGACAGATGTAATCCCTAAGCCAATAGCTAAAGGTCTGTTAAATGGATTCATAGACGGACTCGGATTATCCGGGTGTCTATTAACCACAGCTATAGATATAATCTTACAGCCAAGGTTTTGTGAGATCAAATCAATTGAAGACTGTTTTGAAACCACAAAAGGCGTTTTCATGGGTGAACCCATGACAAAAGCCATACTCACACTCTTAAACTTATCCGTAGAGGATATTGCTATTCGCAAATTTAGGGGCGGAGAAATGGGAAAACCTATCCATTTTAAATGGAGATGTTTCCATATAGCAGGAGACGACCACATAGCGATCGGCCCTGTCAAATATCTGAGGCTCATAACAGACACGCACCATAGGTGTGGTTCTATTATATCCAAAGATAAACACAGTCTTTCGCACAAATTTATAAAGTATTGCGAAAAAGTCATAGATATTAGAAATATCAGAAACTTAGACTGGACACCAAAAACTATCAACGATAGTACAGAGGTTTACCTTAGATCTCCCTTTGTAGATTCTATAAAGATGAGACTTCTAAGTCCATGTTCTAAAACGAATGATTCATTCAATGATAAGAACACAGCAGTTGGTAAAGGTAAGAGCTTAGCTCGAACCATAAACTGGCTGAATAAAGACCATTTTTCACAGAAAAGAGTGTCTATGATTAGAGACCGTTTCTTTGAACGAATGGGACCCTTGATGCCACCTCGGGAATCCGGAGTGTATTGGCACCTACTATTACCCGAGTCACTCGGAGGAATAGGAATGATGAGAGAAGGAGACTATCCGGATCTCATCGCACGTTTACCAGAACCTACTAAAGTCCTAATCAAAGACATGGCCAACGGCTCTGTCGATGAGGGCATTTATAACTTATTTAAGGGTTTTACCCGTAATAAGTCTTACAGAGGGTATGCAATGATACCGTCCGAAAAGGATTTAATTAAAGAATCTTTGCATTCAACCCTACCTTACCTAACACCTGGAATTTTCAGGGATATGGTAAAAGGTTTCTCTATACCAGATACTAGTATACAGTTACAACTTAAAGCGCTAAAAGCGAAAGGCTGGGTCACGTTAGAGTATCTGGAGGACACTGTAACACGCCCATTCCTCTTCAAGGAGATTCTCTCGGGAGAGACGAAAACTAATGTTTTCGACACCGTTCCTTTTAAGAAGCGTTATACGCAACTTTGGAACTTGACATATAAAGGGGACACAACTATCACAGAAAATGATATCGTTGCCGCCCTCAAGCATCGAATTCCTTTCCTCGTCTATGACGTCTCGGAAAGATTTGCGATGCCTTTCAGGGGAGAAACTTATCAAGTTAATCCCGTGGAAGAAGTCCTTTTAGGGTTACCCAATTTAAGTATCCCTAAGGACTTAGTCACTAAGCTTTCTTCCTCAAAAAGGAAACCAGCTAACAGTGACACTGAAGTAGATATGGAAACCATGTCTATGGATGTCCAATCGGCTCACGATTCGTGAAACCTCCTAGACGGAATTGCCGGTTGAATCTTTAATACTTTTCCCGTAGGAGAGTATTGAGAAATCAGCAATTTAATAAACTGC